CAACAACATTATAACACCACAGCCAACCCCACCCCCCGCCTATGTTAGTTAGCACTTACTAGCACAGACAGTGTTGCTATGCAGCATTAGTGATCAATTATTGACCAGTGGTTAAATATTGACCAGTGTTGTGCACCAATGTTGTGCATGGGGCGATGTTGCACCTATATCGCACACTATTGCACTGTTCTGGTGCATCGGCAATAACTGTACCATACTGCATTGCAACAATGTTGTATTTCCACACAATGGCTTGCAGCCGTACCTAGGTGAAATCCCTAATATACTATGTGCGACTGCAACAATGTAATAAAATCAAACACTTAAATAACCCTATAGATTATCTGGTATGATTCTATTGTGTATATAGGTAAGAGCAGCAAATTTTTAGCACTTGCACTCTGTAGCCAAGTCTGTAAAATTTAATTGTAGTCTTTAACTAACCAAAGGAACCTAGACATGATCGCAATTCAAACCAAGTTCATTGGACCAAGCAACACCAAAGGCAGCAGAATTAAAGCATGGACCAGTAACGGACAATCTGTTACCGTGTCCTATGACCATGCATTCAGCCATGAGCTAGTGCACTTCCAAGCAGTAAAGGCGCTGATCGCCAAGCATAAGTTAGACTGGGATCTGTCAGAAATGCGCTACGGCGGCACAGAAAAAGGTTATGTGTTCTGCTTTAACCATTCAATCGTTAAGGAGTAATGATGAGCACTTTCGAAGCATTTCAGATCGCTGGCCTATTGTTTGCGATTGGCGCTGTCGCTATGATTATGAAACCCTGGGACATTGAATAATGCCTACACTTGAACACCGAGGTTATCTGCTGCACTGGCACGCTGGCAGGGGTGAAACCATTCGACAATCGCCGGACGGATCGTGTAAAATTTTCGCTAGCATGAGGGCCGCTAAACTATCGATTACTAAACTGAGAAAGGCTGAAGATGAAAGACTTAGAATTAAAATGCTCAGAGCTGGTCACAGAGCTTGAAAGAATGGGCCACTATGGAATAGGCTACTTTGCTGGCTTGCTGGTGGAATATAAGCCAGTGTTGGCCTCGGCATTGGCAGAGGCTATTAAACTCAATCAGGAGGAAATGAAAGCATGATCAAGATAGAGACAAACATGGATCATCTGCCGGATGATTTTGAAGATGTTTATGATTCATTCTACTCAAAGCAGGATGAGTTATTCATCAAAGGCATTGAACACCTAGAAATCTATGATGATCTACCGAACAGATTCCCTAAGCACTTTATCGCATCTCATCACATAGTGGAGAAACTATAATCATGTCTTGGCTACTAAGTAACCCTGATCGGCCTTATCTCGATCATTCGAAGACTGACGTTATGAAAACATGGAAAAAGCACGGCTTTGTGCCGCCTTCAGAAAATAAGCCCATAGAGCCTCTCAAAAGGGATGACCTAGGCCAGGGTATTCCCAAGGCCATAACAACGGCACAGGGAGGCTAAAAATGCGTTGCAGAGCCTGTAATGACGTAATGACAGACTATGAATCCACAGTGCGGTCTATCCACACTAGGGAATACATAGGATTATGTAAACACTGCCTTAACACTGTCTCAGATCAAGTGATTGGTGTTGGTAATATCTCACTGATGACAGAGATGGACGATATTGGGGACACTACAATGGAATCTTATGATGATGATCCTTTTGCTGATGATTCCCATAATGATCGCTACTATGACAGATAGCTGGCACGGTTCTTGCTATTAAAGACTATATTGATACTATAGTGCTTATGTTGCTAATGATTTATAATTATTTAAAGACTTTAACAATATTGTTTCAATGAAAGGTAGGGCAACGATGGAAATCCATGAGCAGGAACAAATGTATTGGACCACTGTGAATGATGTCACCGATCTGTTGGTTTATCATAACACTGATGTTGACACCTTCCTAGGTGATGTGTTAGATTCGGTTCTTCGTGTTAGTCCTGAAAGCAGACAGGCAGCACAAATGTTAGGCATTCTTGCCTATTTCAGTGAATTAGACGACAGAGAGAAAGCAAACCTAATCGTGCGAGAGGTGCTAGAAGATGCAGACTCAGAGTAAGTTTCTACGCCATGCGCCGTGTGAGGCTTGCGGCAGCAGTGACTCTAAAGCGGAGTATGCTGACGGCACTGGTTTTTGTTTTAACATCAATTGCAGAACCTTTTTTAAGGCTTCTGACGGCCTTGAAAAGGCTCAGAATAGGGTGATACCAATGGATGACTATAAAGCCAGCCAAGAGGCTAAAAAGGCCGTTTCTGGGCAAGTCTTGTCGATACCTGATCGTGGTATCACTAAAGCCACCTGTGAGGCCTACGGTGTCATGCAGTCAGGTACACAGCATTTCTATCCTTACACTGATGCCAAAGGCAACGATGTGGCATGGAAGATTAGAGATGTCCCTAATAAACAGTTCCGATCCCAAGGCAACATCAAGGATGCTATCTTGTTCGGACAAGCTAACTGGAATGCAGGTGGTAAATTTGTGACCATCACCGAAGGCGAGTTAGATGCACTAGCAGCATTTCAGATGATGGGATCAAAGTATCCTGTTGTCAGCATTAAGAATGGTGCATCGTCAGCCGTCAAAGACTGTCAGGCACAGTATGAGTGGCTAGATAGCTTTGAGACTATTGTGCTAGCCTTTGATGCTGATGAGGCTGGCCGCGAAGCTGCCACTAAGGTTGCTGAACTGTTCGGCAGCAAAGTCAGGATTATGAAGATGCAGCAAGGCTTCAAAGATGCCTGCGACTATCTCAAGGATAACAAGTCTGCCGAGTTTGTGAAGCAGTGGTGGTCTGCTGAGAAGTATGTTCCTGATGGCATTATCGATGGAGCAGACTTGCTTGAATTGGTGATGCAGCCGTTGCCAAAGGCACAGGCGCACTATCCTTATCTTGGCCTAAATCAAATGACTGGCGGCATCAGGCAGCAAGAAATGGTAGTTGTCACTGCTGGCTCAGGCCTTGGCAAGTCACAGTTCATGCGTGAAGTGATATGGCAGCTACTGTGTGAAACCCAAGACAATATCGGTGTGATGTTCCTGGAGGAATCAGTTAAGCGCACTGCTTTGTCGATCATGTCGCTGGCTGTCAATAAGCCTTTACACCTAAGCGAGGTAGAAATTGATGACATTCAAAAGAAAGAGGCATTCGACAAAACACTCGGATCTCATAGACTCTATTTTTATGATTGCTTTGGCTCTACTGCTATTGACAACATTATCAATCGGGTTCGCTACTTTGCTCGTGGACTTAATTGCCGCTATATCCTACTTGATCATGTGAGCATCGTGGTATCGGATCAGGCTCACGGGGATGAGCGCAAAGCCATTGATGAGATAATGACCAAGCTGCGAATGATCGTGCAAGAGACAGGCGTGTGTTTGTTTGTGGTGTCCCATTTGAGAAGGCCAGACGGCAAAGGCCACGAGGAAGGCGCAGCAACCAGCTTGAATCAATTGCGAGGATCTGGTAGTATTGGACAATTGGCAGATATGGTGTTAGGATTGGAAAGAGCAGCACAGCATGAAGATCCTATTGAGCGCAATACCACTAGGGTCAGAGTTATCAAGAATCGCTACAGTGGCGAGACTGGTAAGGCTTGTGCCGTGCTCTATGATCGCTACACCGGCAGAATGAATGAGATAAATGAGGCCTCATTATGAATCTAGAAGAAATTGAAAATCTAATAGAAATTTGTTCAATCGATGCTGATAATATTGATCTTGCTAATTTTCATAAAGATTGGTATAGCAACCCAAGCGCACGAGAACTAGGAAGGCTATACTTAATAAAAGATTTTATGGAGGCAGGAGCAAAACATCTTGCTAGATCACAACAGGGTTTAGTAGTTGATAGGAAGTATCTTGTTGCTTGGCAGAAGAACAAATGGAGAGTATTAAACAGACATAACTGGTATTACTATAAAAATCCTAGACACTTATACGAAAATTATTTTAAAGAAAAGGAAAAGACTACATGACATCATCACTGATTATAGGATTGGTTGCGTTGGTATCCTCTTTTCTGAAAGGACTAAAGTAATGTATTCCGATTGGTCTACACACAAGTTGCTTGTAAATATCGAAGAGCGTGATAAGAAAATTGATTCATTGGAGGAAGCAGTTATTATTCTGACTACTCAGCGCAACGATGAGGAAGAGCGCACCAAAGTAGCAGTAAAGTTTCTGTGGTCATTGCTGCATCCAGAAGAGTTTGGATGGGCAGTGTCTCAGGAAGTCCGTAAAGAAGTAAAACAAACTTTAATCAAACTAGGAGAATTT